ACCGGATCCTCTTCTCTATAACGAGCGAACATTTCCTTGGGTGGCATATCAATCTTTTGGTCGCCAAGGTAAAGTTTGGATACATTATCTAATTTATAACTGTCAAGTTTGTATCCCTTCTTGATTTCATGGAACATATCAAATGTAAAACGACCAGTCATTGGAAGGAGTTTCAAGAGATTATCTCCAAGCGCACTCGATGACAGCTTTTTAATAACAAGTTCAGACTCGGTATCCTTGAGTTTACCCAAATTGAAGAATTCATAATGACAACGATTCAAACGCGCTCGTTTGTAAATGTACTCCATATCAAACCCAAAAATATTCCAACCTGTGATGATATCGACATCCTTCTTTTGAATGTATTTTTGAAAAGCTTCAAGCATTTGCCTCTCTGTATCATAACTTCGAATGTCGCAACCATCTAAATTCGAATCAGTTTGTTTGTAACACAAACATGTCTTGTCATATGGTTCGTCTGAGCCAAACTTACACAGGGAAATTGCAATCTGAAAACACGCGTCACCAACAATATCGGCGTCTGGAAATTTACCTGTAGAACTATTACATTCAATGTCTACAGAAGCCACAACAAATGGTGCAATGTCGTCACGAGCGACAGGTTTCAGTGTATTCCAATCGTTACAGAATAGATCGATATCAACATTTGCAAGATGTGAACGAATACATTTATCACCACTATCAAGCCATCCAGTTGACTGGATACCAGTGCGATGCATGAGACGAAGAACTGGATCTACATTTGATTCATAAACTTTAACGTTTCTTGTCCCAAATATACTGAAAAGATCGGGGGTTTTGTCGAGTGTCTTCCTCAGGAAAGAATCAACTAATCTTCTAGCTTGGAGGTTTTTAAAATTAAGTTTCATAAATGGAAACTCTTCATTGTTCTGGAAACCCCAGACGTCTTTTGATTTCATGACCGAATAAGAAACTAGAGAATCGCTACATTTTTCATCCAGGATTTGATATATTCGTCTTATTTTTTGGTTGTCGATATTCCCGGGAAGTTTTACAAAAAAATATGGTGTGAACGCGGTTGTAACACAGACCGATTTACCACCTTCATCCTTACCAAAAATGCTGATTAAATGCTCGTCGTCAGTATCTCGGGCCTCCCATGTTAAAGCTTGGAAGGTTACCATTATGTAATAATCGAACGAAAATTTTAATATACTATATTAGTAAAAATGTCAGCTGCTTTGATTGACCTTGTATCTAAAGGAGCCCAGGATGTGTACATCACTGGTCAGCCAGAGGTGAGCTTCTTCAGACAAAACTATAAACGCCATACAAACTTTGCGATGAAAGCCGAACGCATGGACTATATCGGCACCTTTGCCGACTCAAATGAAGTCATCATTCCCATTCGCTCCAAGGGTGATCTCTTGAGTTACGTGTGGGTCGAAAGTACCGATATTGCCAACGTCGGTACAAACGCCACTGGATTTTTTTCATCCTCGTCCACGACGCCAACCGCTTTCCAATTGTGGATTGGGGGTCAAAAAGTTTGCGAACTTGATTCTCTTTTCGTCCAGGGTGTTCACAACCCTCTTTTAAGAGACAACAGCGCTAAGGCGTCTTGTGCCATAACCACAAACGTCAAAAAGCAAAATCATTCAGGAAACTACTACATGATTCCATTTTTCTTTGGGGAAGATTGGACAAAGGCTCTCCCACTCGTGGCCTTGCAATATCACGACGTTGAAATCCGTGTGAAATGCCGCGACGGTGGATTTACACCACCAACACCACCAAAGGTTTATGCGAACTACGTTTACTTGGACACCGATGAACGCAAATTTTTCACCGATAATGAACATGAACTTTTAATTACACAAACTCAATATCAGCCAGCCAACCCTGGGGATACCGATCTCGATCTCAGTTACTTCAACCACCCAGTGAAATCTCTTCACTTGGTGTCGGGTTTAGCCACGGCCAACAATTGGGATGTTGAATTTACTTTCCAAAAGTCTTCACTTTACATTAACGGTGTCGCCCTTTTCGAAGAAACGTCAAACGTGTACCACCATAACGTGGTTCCAGAAATGCACTGCACAGATCTTCCAGACGACGTCCTTGATGACCTCCCAACCTTCACATGGCCATTCTGTCTCACTATGAGCAAAATGCAACCAACCGGGACTCTTAACTTCTCCCGCATCGATAACGCGAAATTGACCCTCGTCGGCCCAAGTGGTGGTAACGCGCTTCATCGCGTCTATGCAGTTAACTATAACATTCTTCGAATTAAGGATGGTATGGCTGGTGTCGCGTTTGGTAATTAATTTTACTTTTAACATAATTACAAAACCTTACATACGATTGGTTTAAAAATATCAATGATATGTAGGATAAGATGGATCTCGTTCCAATCAAACTTATTAAAAATCGCGATGTTCGCGATCGCCTTTTGAGGGTAAAAGGTGAGACGGCTGAGATTGACAAAAACGACTATATTGAGAGTAAGATAAACACAAGTCTCGCGGCGAGGCATCTCATGGCTATTGAAGACGCTGCTGAAATCGCGAAACAACTTCTCCAAAGCCGTGGAGTCTTTGAACAGATTGGGAAAGATATAAAAAAGGAATCCAACTATGACTTCAAGTTTGTGTGTCGTAAAACATCCAACATGACGAAATCCACAAAGAACCGTAAAGGTATCCAATATCTTCATATAGCACACACATATCCGGGTGGTGACGGACACTACGCTCTCGCGAGGGTCAATCACAGAGAGAAGTCAATTAAATTATTCAATTCCATGGGTGCGGGGCGTACAGAATTCAAGAACGAACTGCGTACGGTATATGGAAATACGTATACCATACGAAATAAACAATCCACAGCCCAACCGACGGGTGGATTTGTGACAACAAATTTGGAAAATTATAAAGAGCTTCTTCGCAATACAAAGATAAATATAAGAAACACAAAGGTTCTTGAAAAGTCTTTTGAAATTTCACAATATGATGAATTGTCTCAACATCATTTTTGTTACATAGAAGCCTTCATCGCCATGATGCACGATACTCTCGGAACACCCCTCGGTCCAAGAGATCCACGGGATCGTCTCGTATTCATAAAAATGGTGGTGTGGGGACTCATTCATAAATATGTGCCACCCTCAAATAGAAAGACACTCCGATGGAAATACTTTGAAACAAACTTTCCATATTTTTTGAAAATCACAAACACCCGTGGTAACCGATTTAACTTGAATCACATCGCACAAATACCAAAACTTGTGAATGGTATCAATGTTGAAAAGGCTAGAAAAACTTTAGTAAAAATAGAATTTCCCAAAACTATTAATAGCTCGTGGTCTTTGACTCAAATACTAAATTGGGCGGGAAGCAATTAAATGTGTGTATATTGTAAATGATTCCAGCTATTATCGTCGGAACTCTCGCAGCCGCCGCAGCGTACACCTTCACGGGTGATAATCTCGTGAGTTCCAAGGAAGCTAAGAAGTTGATTCGCTCAGGAAAGATAAAGAAAGTCATTGATGTTCGCACAATTACCGAGTACAGAGCTGGTCACTATCGGGGCGCTCTTCACATTCCAGTGAGTAAAATCAATAGGAAAACTACCACGGAACTCCCAAAGAAGGGTTTGCTCGTCTACTGCAACACTGGGCAACGAGCCAGATTTGCGGCAGAGAAATTAGAGGAATTGGGTTTTGAAGATGTGTATTACATTGCGGGACACTACTCAAGTCTTAAGTGAGACCCTCGATGACCTCTTTCGTCTTTTCGTACATTCGCTTCGCGTGGAACTTTTCATCCTTGAGTTGTTCCCAAATCGTCAATCGATACTCCAAGAATTCTAAGAATCGCTCGGGGTCTCGTTTGGACTTGTAACGGACCTTTTCACCTTTCATCGCCTCGTTCATGGCGGCAATCTTGGCTTCAAACATGCGTTTTTGCATGGCATCTGGACTCTCACGAGACGTGATTTCTTCCTTTTTGAGCGCCATTTGTAATACAGTTGCGCGACATCTTTAATTGATTGTAAGAAGTGCTTCGGTTTGATCCAACTTTTGAGCTTTTGTAACTTCACGGTGAGGCACTTT